GGCCGGGTGTCTTATCTTGTACCAGAACGGCTTGTATGAAGCTGCTTATCGGGAATTCGTTGTCGTTCCATTCCACCAGCTTGGCCAGGGTTGGCAGTCTGCCCTTTTTCTTTTTGCGTTCCGTGGGTAGGTTAATCGTGCCCGGTATGCGCATAATGCGATCAATATTATGGCAGTGATCGGCCTGGAATACTTTTTCAAGCTGTAGGTTGTATCGTTCAAGGGACTGTATCTTTTCCAGGTTGCCGTCAACGATCAGCTCTTCCGAAAGTTTGAGCCGCCAAAATCCTTGCAACCCTCCCCCGGAATCGATGATTACCGTGGGCTTTTGTGGAAAGTTCTGAAGCATTTTTAGGGCACGGGTTTTTTCTTCTTCGATGTTTTCCCCGGCGCGCGGATCGATGTCCACGTGCAGCCATTGCATTGCGTACATGTCCTCTTTTGATGCCTTGGAGGTTCTATCGGTACGTGTGGGGTTTACGTGAAAATATAAGTTTTTCTTGCCCTGCAACAAGTCAAGCCATTCGCATGCGGAATCTTCATCGTGAAAGGTCTTCGTGTCTGTTGGGCCATCGGGAATTACTGCGGTTAGTACCCAGCGACTTTCTCCATAGAATTTACGAAGAAAGGATATCGCCTCAAGCGTATTGCCCAACATGTCACAACTCACGCAGCAGTGATTTTTCCCAGTACGCTATCAGCTTTGCAGGATCAACCTTGCCGGTTTCCATTTCGTTGATCCATGCACGGCTACAGCCAATTTGTTCGCCTATCTGTCGCTGGTAGAAGTTGCGCCTGCGTCGTAGTGCGATGCATTTGTCGAGTTTAGTGACTCCCGTGTTCATCTGGAAGAATGTATCCAACGTTTTGGACACATTCTCCGGCATCTCTTTCTTGCCGTTCTCAATGGCCTGATAAGCCTTGATCGGTAGCCCAAACTCTTCGGCAATCTGTTTTTGTGTGCTGTCCGATCTTTTACGGTAGCAATATAAAAGTTCGTGTGGTTTCAGTATCATAGGTAATCCAGTAGTTTGTTTTTGTTTGTTGTGCAGATTAGGGCGTGTTTCAGTAGCTCATCTTTTTGAAGGTAACCCAGGGTCTTTGCCCCTGTGCTACCTTCAAATAGTATCCACTCCTTATTGACTTTTAGCAAGACGAAGGCTCTGCCTCCGGCATCCTGACGGCGGCAGAGCCATCTACGCTGTAACGCGGTGAAATGCGGAACAGCAAGCACCCCGCCACGGGCAGGCCACTTGCTCTTGTATTTCAATTCAATCCACCCATGCAAATAATTCACATCCGGCGTACCAAGCTCTATTTTATTTTCGATGCGGTGCGCGTCTAAACCGTTATCCTCGAATAACGGTTTTAACGCTTTCCACATGTTTGATTCAGACATTACGATAACCAACCCGGACGGGTATATGTAGTATTGATTCGTTCGCCTGGATCACGCATCGGCATAACAACCAAAACAAAATCTTCATTCTGTGTGTCAACCAAACAGGCATCTCCTCCGTTGTAGTGAACATGTACTGTTGGCATTGGCACATCGTTAATCATAGAACAGACCTTTGCCGCAGTTTCCAGGTAGCGCACCGCAATTAAATGATCCTGCACACCTGAAACCGTTTCAGGAATCACGCGGCGATAGTAGGGATAGGTGCCTTCTACCGCCTTTCCTGATAACACCCGGCCGCATTGGGTAAGAGTTACGGTTCCAGGCCCTTGTTCGTCTTTAGTGTATGTCACAGTAACCTCTTCTTTAGTCGTGATCATGGTCAACAGCGACAACGGTATCGTGAATGCGTGTGATTCAAATTCTTCGGTAAGTGTTACACGTAGCGCGCCCAATATCGCGCCATCGGTTGCCACAAGAATTGCTTGTGAGCCTTTGACCTCGACGTGAACACCCAACAAGTATGGCCGTGTTGGCTCTTTCTTCGGGGCAAGTAGGGCTATTGCTTTTAAATATGTTCCGTGAATAATCATTTTGGCGCTAGGGTTATTGTCATGGTGATTCTCCTTTATCCTGCGTGGAATGAAACACAAACTACACCTTGGTCAATATCTTCTGCTGCTTCTCCGATTAGTTCCACGTCTACGTCTTCCGCAAGACACCAAGAACTGAACTTATGTCCAGCATTTGCCATATCTTCCCCTCCGGGATGAATGTTCCTTGCGGTATCTTCATCCGGCGCGACTACTACGGCTGCGCTGTAGGTGTCGTAGTTGTTGTTAACATCTTGTGAAATTAGGTACAGGTTTAGTTTAGCCATTTCATTTCTCCTTTTCTATTGTTTGTGTTGCGATTTGTTTATTCTACATTGTTTGGCGTAGAAGTCAATAGTAGTCAAAGAACTATTTAAAAATATTTCTTTGACTACTTCCCATACCCCATACTATGACCCCAGCTCTCCCCGATCTCAACGTCAACCACCGTGGGAACTTCCAGTTCAATAGTGTGTTCCATTATTCGGGCCGCTTCCTCCGCTTCCGATTTGTGCTTAACGCTCATCGCTATTTCGTCATGTACCTGAATCATGATATCGAATCCTGCCGCATCCAGGTCAAGCATAGCTTTTTTCGTTTGATCAGCGCCGCTGCCTTGAATTACCCGGTTAAGTGCTTTGTGTGTCCACTCAAAGTTGCCGTACTGATCTTGCGGGAAGTGGCATAGTCGACCGAGGTATGTCTTAACCTCACCGATTCTTTTGGCTTTGCTCTCTACGGCTTTGGCCAGCTTCTTAACATAAGGAACTTTCTTATCAAATAATTCAAGGAACCGCTGGCCTTCTTCCCCGGCTGCTTCATACGGCTGCTGACCTTGCTTGATGAGTGCGTCTGCCTCTGGTGTACCGTACTCGAACACCTGCATTCGTTCCTCCCACGTCAGCCCAAGGTTACGGACAACCCAGCGTGTTGGCAGTCCTATCTGTTTACATAGCTTTGCACCGCCCATGCCGTAGCACAGGCCCAGGAATACGGTCTTTGCATGGGATCGTTCGACCTTCGTGGGCGGTCGGCCATAAATCATTTCTCCCGTCATGGCGTGGTTATCTGTTCGGGGATTCTTACGGAAAGTGTCCCGTGCTGCAATCGCAGTTTCCCATGCTTCTTGACCAAGCGTGGAACGGGCACGGCATGCGACGTGAATGGCCATGCGTGGTTCTTGCGAGGAAAAGTCGTTACTTGCCCAAAGCTGCCCTTCTTCTGGCAGATAGATTGCGCGCCACATGGCGGAATAGTCTTCGCGGGCTGGTTGCTGCTGAAGGTTCGGGCTTTGGCAGCTTAACCGGCCAAAGGCGGCGCCTTGTGATTCATCGCTATCAAGTCCGCCCTCTTCCTTGGCCATGCGTAGCTGGTTAAAGGTACAATGTATCCTGCCGTTGATCATGTGCTTGCGGACGCTGGCTACGAAGGTGTTGCGCAGTTTGTTAATTTTCCTGGCACGTTCGATGAAGCGCACAACCGGGTGCTCTTGCGTCTTCATCCAGTCACGGTCAACGCTTGCCTTGCCTGTATTTGTTGTGGGCATAGCCACCCCTATTGCATCGAATACTGGCGCAAGAAAGCGGGGATTGGTTACTTGATCGAGACTGAGCAATCGGCCTGTTTCAGCGTGAATGTTTTTCAACATCTGCCGCTCTTCTGCCAATGCCCAAGCATCCATGTAGTCCAAGTGCTTAGTATCGATTCGCACACCCCGGCGGCGTAGCTTCACGAGCAGCGGGAGCAGCCGGGATTCAAGGTCGTAAATCTGCCAGAGGTTCTTCTTGTCAATCTCGCGCTCTTGCTTCCGAAGGATATTCAGTGGCAGAACTGCGTCTTGCTCTGCGTATGCGCCCACGAAGCGAGCCGGCAGCTGCCACATGCCGGACTTCGGGTCGACGCTGTACTCCTGTGCCGCAGCGCGAAGCAAGTCCTCGTTTTTTCCTTGTTCGCCCCAGCGCGCAGCGATGTGTCCCATTGAGTAGTGCTGGTGTAATTCGTACAACAGGGGATCAGCTACCTGGATATCTCGAAAGAATTTAACCTTTGTGAAGCGGATATCGTCAGACGCGAGAAAATCCAGGTCGTAGCTAAGGTTTGCGCCTACCAGAACGCCCTTAAAGTTTGTTGCTTGGTAGGCCATGTAGCGCAACACCTCTTCGACCGGTAAATTGTCCCCGCCCTGGTGGCGGATTGGTAGGTAGTGCGAAGGGCCATCTTCGATGGAAAACGAAATGCCCGTCATATAACTGTCCGGCGTTCTGCCCCCACCGGGGCCGGTACTTTTCAGGTTCGGGTCTTTGGTTTCGGTATCGATCGCCACCCGTTTGGCGTTTGACCAATCGGGAAGATCGCATAACTTTGGCGGTTGCCAGGTGCTTTCTACTGTGTGGAATAAGGGTGGGTGCATTTTAGTGTAATAGGGGTAGGCAGGATTGGCAGAGGCGTTGGATACCTGCTTTGCCATTGTGTCGTAGGAAGAAGTATGTGTGCGTTGATCCGGTTGTAATACTGGAACCGCAAGCATTGCACTGGTGTACAATGCTTGCGGTTCGCACTTTTCTCTTAATGATTTTGATCGAATCAGACATTGCGAATAATCGTCAGTTTCTCTGCTGCTCTGGTTATGCCAGTATACAACCATTGATCCCGATGGTTACCATACCACTCATCCAGCAGCGCAACCTTGTCCCATTGCGAACCCTGCGATTTGTGTACGGTCAGCGCGTAGCCGTAGTCGAACGTGTCAAAGTCCGTGAACCGGTCAAGCTGTTGCCCAAGGAAGGGTGCTGTTTGGGCAAGTGCACCGGCTTTCAATCCTTCTTCGTCCTCAAGACTTAGCCCAAGGCAATCATCGAGTACCGTGGCGTTTTCCAGCGTTTTCCAGGTTTGCCCATTAAAGAACCCAACATCTGCATTGTTTTTCAGGCATACCAGTTTTTCACCGGCATTCGGAAAGTCACCCTCGAAACCAAGCATTCTGCGAAGGTTTCTATTCCCGGCATCGCGGCTTTTGTTCATGCCTACAAGAAGCTGATCGGCTTCCTTAACAAAGTCGCTGTTCCCGCCACGGCGGACTACGCGGCTTTCACCATAATCGCCCAATGGTATGTTCTTGCCCTCTCGCGCCAGCGTTGCCAGGTGAATGATAGGGTTATCCTTTGCTTGTCGTTGTATGTCAGTTAGCATTACGTCTGGCGGGCCGGTAAAGAACGATGTACCGAAGGGTGGCGGAAGCTGACCTGGATCACCAAGTGCAAGTATTGGGCAACCGAAGGATAAAAGGTCTTCACCCATTTGATGACTAATCATTGAGTATTCATCCAGAATGACTAGGCCGCAACCGGACAACGGGCTATCGTTGCGCAGGGCGAAGGAAGGGCGAGAAAGGTTGTCGAGCTGGTAGTTGATCTCTTTCTTTCGTTTCTCGTCGCTGCAATTCAACAATTCCTGTTGTAATTGCTGGATTGCAGCGGTCGCCTTCCCTTTCGGTGTATAGATTGCCTTGTGGACTGTGCTGACATCCTGTACACCCTTTTTCTTTAAAACGTAAGCCGCTT